ATGTTAATGTTATTTCCCAACAAATTGGACACGCTATTGGACACGAAAAAAATTACCGTGCCAATGAATCATTCATTTACTTTTAGAGAATACAAAAAAGCCAATGGTAAAACACCAATGGTTCTAACACTCCGCTCAAAATCTAAAAAAGAAAGATTGAGTTTAGATATCGAAATCAATATTGATGAATGGGATAAGGCCAAACAGAGACTTAAACCAATCAGTGTTGAAAATCAAGACATAAATTTGATTTTAGATAATATTGAGTCGAAGCTAACTCAGATCAAAACATCATATAGATTATCTGATAGAATACTCACACTAGAAATTCTTAAAAAGGAATTTCTTAGCGGAATGCCACGCATAAGATTTACTGCTTTTTACGAAATGATGCTTGAAGAAGAAAAAGTAATGATGGAAGTTGGATCGTATAAGCGATATCTTTCGGTTCTCAAAAAACTGAAAGCTTATAATGACGATATTACTTTTATTGAGATTGACCAAAATTGGATAGATAAATTCAAGAAATATCTCAGAGGCTTAGGAAACGAAAGCACTACCGTTGCTGGTAACATTGCTGCAATTAAAAAATTTCTAGGACTGGCGAAAAAATCAGGAATTCGCCTGGCATTAAATATTGATGAAATAAAAGTAGGCAGTACAAAGGGGAATCGAACAAGTCTTACTACGCATGAATTAAAGCGTTGTATTGGTTATTTTTATTCCGATTATATACCGGAATCACATCGATTGATTTTGGGTTATTTCTTGTTTAGCTGCATGACTGGACTTCGAATCTCAGATGTGCAAAAATTAACTCGTAAAAACTTCATGGACGATTACGTAAGCTTTGTTACAAAAAAAACAAAAACAGATCAATCTATTGCCCTTAATAATAATGCTCGCAAAATCATCGATTTTGAGCCTAAACTATTCGAAATTAAGTTTGCTGATCAACACATAAACGATGAATTAAAAAAAATTATGAAGTTGTTGAAAATTCAAAAAAAAGTTAGTTTCCATGTCGCACGTCATACTTTTGCAACTACCTTTCTTCGAGCAGGTGGCAATGTAGAGAAGTTGCAGCGTTTGCTTGGCCACAAAACAATATCGCAAACAATGATCTATGCCCATATTGTCCAAAGCGACGCAAACGCTGAAATTTTCTTGCTAGATAAACTACTTTAAGGTATACTGATCTATTTCAACCTCATATAAGTCTTTTTTAACTTGTCGTTTAACAAGTGACTTTATTATAAAATATCTTCCAAAATTGAAAATTTTACTTTTGGAAGATAAATCCTTTATGCTTTCAATATAACTGTAGAATGTGTGTTTGTAATTTATTGCATTTACTCTAAAATTGAGCCAACTAGAAAAAAAAGTCTGTGAAATATCCGGTAGTAAAATTGGAGTAGGGTCGTCAGTTAAATTTAATGCATCATCATTTAATCCGGAATATAACAACGCATAGATTTTTTCCTTCTCTGATTCAATTGCGTAAGCTGTTTGGACACCATTTCTAAATTCATTTTTAAAAGGAAAAGCACCAATTTCTATTTCAATTGTTTTATCATCTCTAACAAATCCGGTCGTTTGGAATCCATCGGCTGTGTAATAAACTTCTTGGTGATTGTTTTTTTCTTCTGATGCTTCAATAAATTTCAATACAAATGATATCCCTTTATTATAAGTTCGCTCTGGGATCGTTTTAAATTCGGATAAGTCCACTGCGCCATCGTAATTAATATTGGAATCTATAAAATTCATCCAAATCTCTTTCCCTCGAAGCTCGGTGTCAAGGTTGTACCAATTTTTTATGACAGTTACTACTGATCCAAAAGTTTTATCTGGAACTACTCTAGATAAATCAATTGTGTTGTTATTTACAACATTGGGAATCGCAACTCCAAATTCATTGTAAATATACATTGAAGATATATTGATATCGCAAATTATTGCTTCGTCATTATTGTACTGTGAACTTTCAATTATAAGTTCGTCAGGAAGAGAGTCATTAATTGTGTCAAATATTACATTTACATCATAACTGTATAGATATCCCGAATGGTGTTTCTTTTCTCTTTTAGATGCAAGCCAAATCGTATTACCTCTATAGGATAATTTAATATAAGTATTCTCTTTCCATCTTCCTGAGATATACGCGGTTCCAGTTACTCTATACCTGGCTTTTTCAGGAAGTGCTACAACAGTTAAGAAACTTGCTTGGTTTCCACTTGAGGAAACCTTATCTTCACCTAAGACTATTTGGTCGATATCAACCTGGTCAACAACCTTATGATAATCACTGTCAGCATACATTACTTTTTTCTTTAATTCTTCAATATTCAAGACATCTCCTTTTAAAGTATATCCTGCATCAGCAAATCCTTGAGTTAGTATGTGTAACCAATAGGGAACCGGAAGCATTAAATTTCGATTATGTGGTTCCTCTTCCAGTACTTCATTAATTACAAATTCTCCGTCCTTGTAATTGTTATATATTTTTTCAAAATATTGCCACATCGGATCCGAAGTATCTATTTTGTCAGTGTGTATTTGTGGAAAGTTGTAGTTTACATCTGGCCATGTTTGTGGAATTATAGTTTTAGCATGCGCGTAGATATCAGTGGTTACTACTTTCTGCAATCCTAGTTCAGCTAACTTCTTGCTGAAGTTTGGGAATTCTTCAATTCCATACTTCAAAATTAAATTCACTCCTGTATTCAAAGTATCTACATATAAAACACCTGCTTCTCTTATATTTCCCAAAACGTAAACAACTGGAATCTCCAGAGTATTTTCTTTGGAACGATGATCAATGATGTCCTCAAAATATTTTTTAATTTCATCAGATAAATCAAACGAAAAAGGAAAAGAATACTTAGTTATATATTGATCCAGAAACATAGAATTTTCTTCCGTAATGGTTATATCTACATTGCTTAAATCAAGTTCAAAATTGTTGGCTATTATTTTATGCATATTCTTAATTTTAACATGAACCTCTTAGTGTGACTATTCCAGAATTATTAACTGCGATCCAATCATTATTGTACATTTTGAATTTTTTGTTTTCTCCAATTAAAAATTCACTCGCACTTGAATCTAAATATATTTTATCTCCAATAAAAGGATAATCGCTAGTTCCCGTATGATATCTATGTGGCCAATCATCTTCATATGTACAAACCATTGCTTGTGAATTATTCCCGGTAGAAGTCATTAAAAAATCGGTTAAAGAAATATTTAATGTTGTTGCTGTTAGAATAGAACTAGGATCAGAAAGATTGCCAAAAGTATCTTCAGCGACTACATGGAACGAATATTCAGTGTTTGGAGATAATCCTGATACATCGTAAGTAGTAGTGACGGAAGTACCAATTTTAATTCCATTTCTATAAATATTATATCTTAGAATTCCAACATTGTCCGTAGAAGCAGTCCAGGTTAATCGTAAGGAATTATTAGTTATCATTGATGCTGTCAAACTTGTTGGTATAGTAGGAGGTGTAGTATCTGGCTCAGAAGCTGTTGTAACTGAAAGTGAGTTGCTCGATTCTGAAACGTTTCCTGCTAAATCCCTTGCTTTTACATAGAAAGTATAGAGTGTTGCAACATTTAATCCAGTGACGCTTAAAGTGTTTGCTGTTGTAGATTTGTAGTAAACATCATTTTTGTATACATCGTAACCCGCAACTCCCGAAATATCCGTTGCCACGTCCCAAATAAGTTTCGTTGCGGTTGTCGTTGTGTTTGAACTGGATAGATTCGTTGGAGCTGTTGGGGGTATATCGTCCACTTCCAAAATTACCAATGGTTGATTTAATGCTAAACGCAAAGGTTTTTTGTTTATTAAATTCATTATGAAGTCAATGCTATATTCATAATATTCACGACTTCCATCCATGCTTGTAAACTTTTTTGAATTTGGGACCAATTCAATTGCTTTATTTTCTCCGTAAATCAGCCAGGCACGTTTACTGTCGTGCAAGCTTTCAATCATTACTTCTTCTTCTTCCAACAAAAAGCCTGTATTCATTGTTAGAGTAGGGCTTTTTGTGGAAGAAACTTTATTATTACGAATTACTGATAAATTTTGCACTTTGTTTATTATGGTTTCAAACTCCATCGGAAAACTATAATTGCCTGTAAATTCTATAATCGTTTTTAACCTATATTCATCTTCAAAAGCAATGTAATTAGTAAATAGTCCATCTGGTAAAACGTAAAAGCTTTTGTTTAACGACGGATTAGCTGGCATAATACATTCAATTATATCACCCTCCTTGCATTCATAATTATACATTCTAAGAGCGCGTGAAATTATATTGCCAGAAATAATGTCAATGCTAAATTCATCTACTTCTTCTTTGTTTTTTAAAACTTTGAAGGTGTGAGTGCCGATAGGCAAGATCATGTTTATAAAGCCATACCCTAAAGCCGAAACGCTTCGAGGAAGATTGTATATTTCTAGAAACGCACAATTGTTTTCAACAGTTTGCGGTCTGAATCCTGAAACAAATTTAATTGGACCAATATTGTTTTCTGAAATTGTACTCTCGGTGTCGATATCAACTTCCTTGATATTTAAACTAACTATTGCTGCTTTATATTGATACAAACTCCTAAGGTTGATTTGTTTCATTCTGGGCATAGAACGATCGACCACTTCACCTAGAAGAAAATCAGCCTTATTATTGAATAATGGAATTTTATACTCCAAAGTTGTTGATTTTGCTTCGTCGGTATAGAATTCATATGATGTAATGTTTACGACCATTTCAAAATAAGTGTTATCTAGTGGCGATTCAAAAAGAATTAAAGCGTCTTCTTTTGTATAAAAGAAATCTACGGTGTTATATGGTGATGTGAAATTCATTATCGTACTTTATTATCGTTTCTAATTGCTTCGTATTTTGCCAAACCTTCTTTTATGTTTTTCATAGAGTTTAGGTCTTTATTGCTCATTATCGCCATTAAAGGATTATCGCGTAAATCTGTCAATACTTCGAGATTTTGCGATAACATCGCAATTATTAAATTGTTTACATTTTCAGATGAGTCTTTTCCAGAAGAACTGTTTCCTGTATACAGCGTCTCGTTTTTATAATAACCATTTTCAAAACCTTTGATTCCTTGAAGTTCTCTGATAAGTGAATTTTTCAGATCTGGATTCATTTTTTGCCATGCCTTATTATCAATTACCATTTCAGGTCCATTTTCGGCAACCATAAAATGGGAGGTTCTGGTAACCAAACCTGATTTTGTTTTGCCGGCATATCTCGATTTGAAAACTTTACCATCCTGCTCTCGTTTTACTAATGAATCTGAATACAATCCTTCCTCGTAGCCTTTTGCAGGTAGTGGTTGCCTGTTGATAGTTGCAATTTGTAACGCTCCCATACCTCCAATTAAAACCGCGGCGATGGCCCCACCGATAGGGCCTAATTGGCTAAAGGCTTGCATAATAGCCATTGCAGTTTTGATAATTACATCAACAACAGCCATTTTCTTTTGACGCTTAGCTTGTTCATATTCAATTTCAGCTTTCTTTTTATCTGTTTCTTCGTCAATTTTTGCTGATTGTTTTGAATATTTTTCTTGAGTAATAACTCCGCTGTCTAATTGTTGTTTTAGTCTCCTTTTTCTTGTTTCTGAATTCTTTTCAAATTGTGCAATTTGCCTGTTTTCATTGGCAGTTACAAATTCATTATACTTGCCCCATAAATCTCCAAGAGCGTTAACAGTGACGCCAATTGCCGCTAACTTTTCTGTTGTTGTATCCAAGGAATCAAAAGTTTGTTGCCATTGTTCGGCGCTAAACCCAAAAATATCACCACTACTGCCAGCCAAAGAATTGAGCATTGCATTAGCCTGATCTTCACCTTTCTTCGCTCCGCTTAATTCATTTTTTTTATTAATTAGTTCCTGAAGAGTTAAGCCTAAAGCAGCTGCTTTTTCTGTAAATTCCTTAACCTGAGTATCGGTTAATAACGATAAATCGAACGTTGCACCTCCTTGTTTATTTATGATGTCATCAAATAAGGCAAGTACTTCCTTTAGGTGCGCTTCTTGATAAATTAATTCCTGCTCATTAAACTTATCCTGGCGTTTCTTTTTCTCTACATCAGATAATTTTCGACTGTTTAATTCTTGAAGAAATGCTGTTTCACGAACTATTTTTTCCTGCTCATATTTTTCGCCAAGTTTTTTTATCGCTTCGGTCGCAGCTCTTTCTTCTATAGTTGCTAGCTTCAAGTTATGTACAGCTAATTTGCCTTCAATAACTTGATTGATTTGCTCGTCAATTTTTAGATTTTTATCGGCCCATCCTTTTTTTATTTCAAGTAAAGCGTTGTATTTAGTAATGTCTTTATCTTTCTGTGCTTTTGAAATATCTTCGTCTAGCTTAGCTAATTCCGCATCATGTACTTTCTGTTTGTTTAAATCATCGATTTCGCGTTGGTAGCGTTGGTTTTCAATAGCTCGTTCTTTTGCATAACCATCTTCCATCGCGGCAATACGATCAACTTCAAGTTGACGTTGTTGTTTTAAATAAGCATCGTTGAATTTTTGATTTTCTTCTAATTTTAAACGATTGATTTCGGCTAGAGTAGAGTTAGGGTCTTTTTTAGGTTTTTTTGTTTCATCTGAAGTATCTCCGCCAGTTGACGTTCCAGTATCGCCTCCAAGGTCTTTAATCATGTTTGGATTTGCTTTTAAGAAAGCTTTCATTTCGGCATTAGTAAAGTTTAACTGCTTTTGCAGATCACTTAAAGCATCGCTCCTTTTTTTGGAGGCATTAATAATTAAATCAGCGCTTGCCATTGATGGATTTATGAGACCTTTTATACCGGAAACTGCTTTATCATACCAGGAAATTTCCTCCTCTAAAGACATATTTTTTCGCTTTTGGATATCTTCCATTATCGAAGCTTGTCTTTTTTCCAAAACCTGAAGCATTGCTTTTTTCTCAAGACTGGTAATATAGGCATCAATCATTTTTTTGCCTTCGAAAGTTGCAGCGTTTTCAAGGGTTAGGCCTTTGGTATATTCGCCACCAATTTCTTTTGCTTTTTTTAATGCAGCGGTTTGTGCTTCATGCGATGCTGTTTTATCTTTTATAATTTCGATTAATGCCAAAAATGATGCTGATTCCTTTTTGACAATAGCATCAGCATCTTTCATGTTTTCATTCATCATCGATTGCGCTGTAGCAGCTTCTTTAGCAGAATCTGAAAATAAAACATAAGCCGTACTTATAGCGGCAACTGCACCCAAAATAAAACCCCAAGGAGTACTCATCATTGTTGCGGTCATTGCTCTAAATGCCTGCGTTGCACCAAGAACATTTAAGGTCAGTAAATTATGCGCTAAAACTAAAGCCTGAGTAGATAATGTTACCAAACCATCCCAAAAAGCACGTGCTTTGGAAGCTATATTATAAAGCAATGTTGCTTCAGTATTTCTATTGGTCCATAATGCACATAGTTCCTGCCAGCCAACATTGGTCATAATAGCTGCAGTTACAACAGCAATTATTTTAGCGGTAAAAACTAAGGTGTTTCTCCAGGCAGTTACTGATCCATCTGCATCATCAGTAGCGCCTACAAAACGGGAAATCCAATCTACGGCAGTGGTTAGCCATTTTATAAATGATTCGGACGAAAACCATCCAGACACGGTCTTGCTTATTTTTTCTAAAGTAGCAGCGAGGTTGTTATTTTTTATATCGTATTCATTGGTTAATGAAGTAGCTGTATTCATTGATTGATTAGCTAATTCAATTTTTTCACGGAACAAATCTGTATTTGCAGACGCAGCTCCTAAAACTTGTTTTACTTCATTATCATTCAGTTTTAGTTTATCCAAAACGTTTGCCAGTTCTGTACCACTCAACCCTTTTAGAGATTCTGCAAATTGAAGGAAAAATTCATTTGGATCACTATTGATTAAATCTTCAATAACTTTTTTCGGCTTACCCATTTGTTTTGCAAATCCAGCCACATTATTAGCTGCCAATGTGATTACTTTAGAATAGTTGGTACCCGCTTTCTCAGCCATAATACCGCTTTCTTCAAATGCGGCGCCCAATCCTAACGCAGTGGCAATACTCGGTTTAAAAACATCTGGCATAGAACCCACTCGAGTAACGAAATCTGCCACATTTGATTCACTTGCAGTTCCTGCAGCGCCTAAATCGTTTAGTGCTGAACCTACGGCCTCAAAAGTAATTTCGACACCGGCATCACGAAGTTCTTTATATAAGTTTTTAATTTTCCCTAATTTGTCCGCGACTCCCTCAGCTCCTCCTTCAAAATCTTCTCCTAAAGCAACACCGGCTTTATTCATTACAGTTACGAAATCAAGAATATCGTTTTTTGCTATACCTATTTTACCACCTATTTCAGCAATACCTAATAAATCGATACGTGAAGTTCTTGTTTTGAACAGTCCAAAAGATTTAGCCAAGTTTTCAACTTCTTCTCGAGTCATTCCGGTTGTCTTTTGGACATCGGCCATCGAATCTGAAAGCTTACCGTTATAATCGATTATTTTTTGAATGGAAAATACAACACCGGTAAGTACTGCAATAACAGATAAAGCAATACCTTGAAAACGGTTAAAAGAATCGGCCATGCTACCAATGGAAAATTTTGCTGTTTTAGCTTTTCCCGATACTTCATCAATTCGCGCCTGAACTTGTCTTAATTCGTTAGTATAGCGCTGATGTGCTTCACTTCCAGGAATAGTATTTCGTAAAGCTAGTTTTAAAGCAAGTGCTTTATCAGAAAGTTGTTTCATTGTAAGACCAGTTAAACCTAACTGATCCTGCAATTCTTTCATCTTTATCTTGTTTGCTGTAATTTCAGCGGTATTGGCTTTGATAGTAAGCGTTAAAGCCTTGTAAGCATCCGTATCTTTTTTGCCTTGTTGTTCTAGCAATTTTTTTTGAAGCAACAAAGCTTTGTTTTCCTCGTTAAGAGAACGAGTTCTTTTTTCTAGATCAAATAGTGCTTTCTGTGCTTCATTACCATCGATCACGATAGAAAGCTTCATTTTTTCGTCTGAAATAGTCTTGGCCATTAGTACTGATTTTCAGTAAAATTGACATTTCATGACGGTTTTTGATGTGACATAAAAAAGCCTCGTAATTACGAGGCTTAGTGTTGTATTTAGTAGAAAAATTTAACTATCTCTTTCACGGAATTGAATTATTTTAATATCAATCCATCTTGCGAGCATTACAAGGTTAAAAAATGATATAAAAAAAACAAGAATGTATTTTTCTTCAATAAAATATTCAATTATAAAAAAAAATCCGAATCCGGAGAATATCCAGGCAAACAAAAGAAACGCTAGAAGAATTCCAAGAACGAATTTAAGTGGCTTTAATAAAATGCTGTTCAAAAATACCTGCTTTAAATTTTGCTCAGGTAATTCATCAACAAAAAAACAAAAGATTTTATCTTCAATTTTATATATTATTTGCATAGTTTTATTCATAATGCATTTTTTATTAAAAATAATAATTATTCTGCGATTTCAAATATATTGAGATCTAATTGTTTGGTTATATAATCATCGTCTGAAACTAACACCGCTTCAGCGTTCGTAACCTTCCATAATGAGCCACTATCGATTTCTGCACCATTAATAACCAGGTTTGCTGTATTTCGATATAAATCATCACATTCCGTCAGTTCAATTAGCTCTTTTTGGGTAAGATTTCCATCTAGAAACTGCATAAAGGCTGGCTTATCCATGTACAATATTTTTCCGGTACTTTCAAAAACCATTTTCAACGGTTCGTGTTGATTAAATTCAGGCGATGTCCAAATTAGCCGCATCGCTTCTTTAAAATCTTTGTTTTTGATTGTTACTCTAATGCCCTTGGCGTAGAATACTTTTAGACTGATTTTTGCCATACTTCTAAGTTTTGGTTTAAATCAATCATTAAGTCAGCCATTTCACGTACAGCGGTCAGGGTTTGATATGCTGTTTCTCTTCGGTTTTGGCTATCACTTTGAGGTGTTAGCATGTAAGTTTCGAATAATTCAGAGATGTTCTCTCTTAATTCTTCTGGATCAATTGAAAAATGGGTATCAATCAATTTTTCAGCAGCTGCTATCAATATAGCATTCCTTAGTACTGCATTTTTCTTTTCTTTTGACATAATCGAAAATATTAAACGCACGAAACCCTCGCTTTAGATGTGTCAAAATACCCAGAAGGATAGATTTCCCATAGTTTCCACGGGGACATCTTGGCGAGGGAATCGCTTATGTTAACTAAAAATAAGTTTTTAGGATTGCTCCTAGGTATTTTGACTCCACAAACGTACAAATATAAAATGAATAGGCAAAAAAAAAGATGTGCAATTGCACATCTATAAAAATTACTTGTATTCTTCAGAACGAATATTTAAAAGTTTCCAACTTGAAGCATCAAATTGATTTCCTCCCAGGTATTTTAATTGAAGTTTATAAATATACTCTTTCTCAACTCCTAAAGATGTTTTTGCTTTAACTTTTCGTAATACTGTATATTCAGTGCCCATTACATCTTCGGTTACGTCAAACGTCGAAAAATCTGCAGTAGCAGGATTTACCAATTTTTTTTTAATAAAATATTCTGATATTGCTTTAGCACTAATATCTGAATCAGAAGAATCAATCGAATTTGTTTTAATTGTATCAAGACTTTTATTTATTTCATCAATGTCTCTACTAAGTTCAATATTGTATTTTCTCTTGAAATCTTCAGTTAGATACTTACTAGTTATAATTTCGTTATTTAACTCGTCTTTTATGGAGAAACTTATTTTTTTATCTAAAATAATATTGCCTTGATCATTCTTGCCTTCGTTTAATTTTGATATATAAAAAGAAGTGTATGCAGAAATGCACGCTAATGAATCATTGACTGCTTCTATGGTGTCTTTTTCAATTTCAAAAGAAATTGCCCCGTTTAATGCTGTTTGTTTGATTACATAGTCAACGTAATATTCCTTTTTGTTATCACAAGAAATGACACAAATAGTTAAGAATAATAACAGAATGTTTTTCATACTTATTACTTTTGGTTAAACCGTAAAAATAAGAAAATCCCTTTAAAATGAGGGATTTAATAATTTTTATAAGATGTTTTTTTTTATTCTTGCTTTGCGGTTTCCGTTTTTCTACCTTTTATAAATAAGGCTGCGGCATAAACAATCGTAAGACCTGAGAATATTGTTCCAGTTAGGACTTGACCTAAAGTAATTAAATAAGTTGAAAAAGCCATACCTCCCATAATAATCAAAAAAGCAAAACAAAGGCCAAGTATATTAATGTTGTTTTCGGTGGCAACATTTCTATCAATCAAATCTGACCTTTTATTAAAAGCTTGATGCCTGAAATCCTGTTCTTTTTCTGCTCGACTTTTTAACCATTCTAAGATTGTTGGGTCTAATACTGCTAATGCAGCAATTTCGCTAGCATCAGGTAATAAGTTGTCGTCAAAGACTTCTGTTTGCTCTTGTTGGACACCTTTGCCGTTAGTATGTTGTATATGGGTATTTTTTTTTGATAGGGTTTGTTTGGCCATTAATATTTTTCCTTTTTTAATTCAAAAGCTTTTTTATAATCCATAGCAATATTCGAAGCATCTTTTTTTAAATTTGCTCTATCATTTTTTGCTGATGGAATTTCAGTATTATTTAGCTCATCAATCAATTGGCGCATTTCTTTATTCTTGTTAGAGTAAGTACCACTAAATGATTTACTTACTTCCCCAAATAAATCGCCAATTAACGCTTCTAAGGAAAGAATTAAATTACTCATAATTGTTTGATTTTTAGGTTTTGTATTGGTTTGGGCTCCAAATTACGCGACAAATATATATATAAAGATAGGAATAAATGTTATCGCACGGGTAATATTTAGTAAAATTTGGCACAATTTAGTATTAATTTATGCTTTTACTGCTCCAATTTCCAAAGTTCTTCTTTCACTGCATTGGTAAATCCGAAATGGAGCTCCTTGATGATATTATTATAATGCCCCCAAATAATTCGATTATGGATAGGATGGTTTTGCTTGCGCTTTCTGCCTTTATTGCTATTGCGAAACTTCATATCGACAAAACGATGTTTTTTTAGATGTGTATAATCGAGTTGGCTATCTGTCGCGACAAAGGAACGATCGCTATACCAATCATTAGCTTCAAATCCACGTGAAGACATTAATTTGCGTTGTGATTGATCAATATCTTTTCCGGTATCTCGAAGCACCTTGTTTACAAAGCGCTTTTCGAGAATCTGTTCAGAGAAATTTTCACGATTTTGTAGTCGGTTCATGGCTTATCTTTATTTTACCCAATTGCCACAATACATCGAGCATTTGTCCTGTTGTTGGAGGATTCCCGCGACCATTGCGCCAATTATAGATTACATCTTTTGAAAATCCTTCAATTTTACGTGAAAGACCTGAAATCTGTAAGGTTTCATTAAATAATATTATAATTTCTTCTTTAGTCATGGCTTTTGTTTTTCGTAAATATACGACTTTTAAGCCAATGTATCTAAATTTATCTGTAACATCCAACCGTTGCATTCGTTTTTATGCCATACAGGTGTTACCGATATCGAATTTTCGTCCAGCCATGATAGAAAACCGCAAAACATGCTGTTGCCATCTGCTTTATCTGAAAGCAGCTTATCAACGATTGCTTGCGCTTTTACTTGTGTTGTAGAAAATATATTGATAAATGAATCTTTGGTTAGGCCTGAATAATCTGTTTTATCTAAAATGAAAAATGCTAAAACATTGTCCCACTTACTATTGTTTTCTTCACCTTTCATATGGAATTCCGGAACAATCGAAATTAAAAAAGTGTTATCACCTTCTACACGCTCTTTTAGATGATTTGCTAATTCGGAATCATCAATCACCATTGCAGAATAATTGAACATTTTTTTGTTTTTATCATCTAATAAACTAGCAACAAGCTCAGCCTGATATTCAAGTAATCTATTTATTGGTAGCATTTCTTTCTTGTTTTTGTCGTTCTAAATCGGATCGTCGTATGTCATACATTCTGACAATTATTTGCCAAAAGTTTATTTTACAAATTGAATCGTAGCTACCAAAAGCGCCACTCTCGGCCATTGTAAATGCGATGCTGTCCATTCCTATTCCTGGCATTCCATTGTTATCATTATCTGACTTTTCGTAATTAAATAAAATTGATAAGTCTAACTCCTGACCGCCCCAGTTCAGTTTCATTTCCACCAGCGCTTTTTGAAAGCTGGCAAAAAACAAATACACTCCGTAAACAAATCCAATTGGTGCTATTTCTAAATCTTTTGCGCGTTTGTCAATTGTATTGGGGTTATATGTTTGTCGAACATCTCCATCGTAATTACTTAGTTTACTTCGGAAATAATGAAACCATTTTTTTGGACGATAAAATATAGCTGCAATCAGCCAAAGAATCTTTACATCACCTGAAGCATGAAAATCGTGAAATAATCTGAGCGCATCCAAATACTCGCCGAATGTGATATTCATAAAGCTGTCAGTAGGTCCATAATATTTTCGAAAAGCAGGTTGATATTTAGGAACCGGATTATGTAAGTAATATTGTTTGATTACTTTGTTATCGTTTTCGCCTGTTTCGAAAAAATCTTCTATCAGATCAGCAATCAAATAAATGTTGCCAAACTTTACATCTTCCTCCGAAATTCCTTCATCCAATATCATTGTTTTCTTTGTAGATGATTTTACAGACTTCATGTTCATCAGCTTATAAACTGATTGCACTTTGAATTCCTCCATTGTAATTTGGTTACACTGGTAATAAAAAATCAATTCGCACATGTCAATATACTGTTGTGAGTCACACTCCGATAAATCAGCCGGAATATACCTTTTGATTTTTGCTTCTGGAAGTTCTATGATGTGCATACTAAACCAATTCTAATTTTGCATTGATTTTTACATTAAGTTTTTTCATACGATCCCCAAACTTATATAAAACCTGTTCGCGTATTTCTGCTTTGTTTTTATATTCTTTCGGAATATATTCTGATTTTGCGTCAAGCTTCAGGTATTTACGTACCATCTGAACGATTTCGCCTTTCAATATGATTTTATCAACCTCAATATCATCTACCTTTTTGGATAATTTTTTGTTGATTTGTTCGAATCTGCGGTTTTTTCGATAATGGAGTAGGTACTTGAAAAAATTAGCAATTTTGTGGATAATTGGCTTCATTATTATTGGTTTTAAGTTGACATAAAGTTGTTGCCTGATATTATTTCAGGCAATATTGAATTGTTACAGTTAATGATCGGTTCGGGATCTGGAGATAAAAGATTTTCAATTTCTATAAAGACTTTTTCAGCATCATTGGCGAATGCTTGTCTTGCAGCTTCGACTTCAGATTTTACACTTGGTTTTTTTACTTGAGTGGTTGTTTGATCACTGACTGCAAATTGCAGTACCCCTTCAGGATATAATTGCACTGATAAACGAGGCATTGACCACGCCATAGAATACGCTACCGATGCTTTGCGAATTAAACGAAGTAATTCTAAATCGGTTTCATCTGTTATCTCATCATTTTCTTTCAGGCTTTCTTTTAGAGCATTCATTTTATCTTTACCAACACGAGGCTTAATTTCGTATTGCTCACAATTGGAAATACCAGGTTCTAATTTTATTAGTAGTAATCTTGATTTGATTGGAAAAAATTCATCAAACTCATCGACGGTTCTAATAAAGAGTTCATTGGTTTTTTTGAATGCATCAGAATCAGTCCATGTAATGTACAATTCATCATTTTCTTCAGAATTGTCTAGGAAATCAATTAAATCATCTAAGCCACGATAATATCTGCGTTCTAGTGATTTATTATCGCGATCAAGCATCCATTCAAATGGAAGCTTTTCTGAATCGTCTTGTTTCATTTTGCGACCGTTGTTCGTATGAGCCAAATCATTGCTTGGAGCAATTAATCTATAGGCATTCACCGCAATAGGATAACGAACGGCATCAACAAATTCTTTGTTTTCTTCTGAAGAGGCTGTTTCTTCATATGCTTCGACGGCTAAATCATAAACTTCTTTTCCAATTAGTTTTATCACTTCCTTTGTAGCCGTGCGAATATCAGCCATCATGTTGTCGATTTTTAAATCGGCATTAATAAAACCCAAAAGTTGTTTTAATTCGGCATTGCCATCATTTCCAGTTTTAAATAATAGTTTCATTAGGCTACTTGATTTTTCATTCGTTTACTTTCTGTCACATCCTGCTCACGTTCTGGCGCAACATGGCAAAACCCTAATTTTATTTTCTTGTCTGGCCAATTAGCTTTGATTGCATAGTTAATTGCTTTCATTACAATCAGCTCAGGCATATCGACACCGGTTAACAAGTAATTTTTTAACGCATAAAGTTGTTCAGAGCCGCTATCACTCTTACCACCAACTGAAACATTTCCTAAGGCAGTATGCACACCAAGCGCACCTGATAAAGCATAATCAGCTCGTTCTGAAAGTTTGATTTGTGCATCAACAAAATCTTTTATATTTTGATCAATTACGCGAATCTCCCAACCATGTTCAAGTAAGTTAGTTCCATCAACAGTAAAACTTTTTGTTGTATGAAGATACTTTCCTGCGTTTTCATCACCTGATAATACTACAGACATTTTTTCCAAGAATGCTTTTTGATATTCTAAAAGCATACTGTCTTTATACTGTATTCCTCTCTGAGAACAGCTTTCTTCAATTTCTACTTTCTTTTTATCCCAAAAAGCTTGAGGCGAAACAATGTGATATTTAAGATTGATTGAATTTTTAGAAAGGGCTTTGAAAATTAATGGTATTGCAGTTGAGCGATTAAGCCATTCTAAAGAACCGTATAAATCTGGAACAGTGTAGTAATCCGTACAGAAACTATACATATTTGAGTACAATACCGAATTACGATTTTTAAAAGGATCAGTAAAGTCAAACAAAGGATATACTTTGAAATCAGTCAAAGAATTAGCAGTATTAAAAGACCAATCTGTTGCTACAACATGAGTGGCATCTCTAGACTTAGATTCTTTTTTAGAAGCCAGTCGATTTCTATCAGCATAACAATGAACTAACTTCGCAATAAAGTTTTTACCAATTCGATTCCCTTTAGTTAACTCATAACGTGAGAACACACCCTCTATGTGGTGAAAGTCTACACAGCATTTGGTTAAATAAGTCAGATAGTCCCAAGACTCTAACCAATTCATTACGTCTTCATCTTCAATCCATTCGCGCTCAATGCCAGTCGGAGTTACTTTCTCTTTGTAAAGTGCAGGGCCTAATCCCCAAAGTAATTGTGTTTTCTTTTTGAGTATGCCAGGAGCAATGTAATTGGTTTGAACTGTCTTCTTTATGATATCCGGAAGATCATCATTGCATCCATAGGGATAGACAATGTAGTCGCCGATATAGTTATACGCATTATTCCAATCAAGATTGTCATCGTTTTGCTTTAGCTTATAGAAATCTCGTGGCTGTTCACTTACTTGATAAGTAAAAACAACGTTATCTGTTTCGATGATGGCATCTCTACCAATGTACTCTATATTCATAACTATGGTTGTATTTTTAGTCCGTTAAAGGTTGTAAGCAATGGCAAGTAGAACCATCTGTTCTGACCCAAACTATTTACATAACCAATAAGTATATCAGCTTTATCGCTCTGATCATCACGATAACCCTTCCTTAACTGAGCATTCACAACATTTTTATAGCCGTCTGAGGCATGTCTTGTTTCGTTGTATGAAAGGAATTGAAAAGAGAAGGGTATTCCCAATTCGGTTAACCTTCGCATCTTCTTCAATGCATCATAAAGCTTTATTGATTGTTGCACGTAATTACCTATTGTTAATGTTCTACAATGTTAGTGTTACCACTGCTAATATGGTGTGACATAAGCGATAACAAGGGATAAGGTTAGGCTATGCCAGCGCTAATTGGTGGGACGGATGGTCGCCTTGCGTCATATCTCTAAAAAATCGGTCAGGAGGTAAAGAGAAACACGATTTTGAGCGGGACGGTATTTTTAATCACAAAAACACAAACGAACCCTTTTATATTAGGGTTTGTTTGTTGATTTTCAGATTTTTATGATTTTAGTTTTTTTTAAAGTGTAACTTTTATAAACTTTTTAATTGGTAATTCTACTTATTTAAATTGATTCTATATTGCTGAATTTAAGTAAAATAGTGTCAATTTTTTGTCTTAATATTTCGTATATATACGACTTTTTTGTATCTTTAAGTATTGAAAATCACTAAATTATAAATTATGAGCACACAGATTCAAGCACAAAAAAAAGTGGAAAACGGTAAAACATTACCAATTGTAAAACCTACAGAACCTACCCAAGCGGAGAAGAAAACCGCCACACTCGCACTAATTGAAAAGTTCGCACCTGAGCCACCCAAAACAGCAGAGGACAGAATTCAAGCTGTAGCGCATTTTGAAGCGCTTTCAAAACGTTTTAAAACGCTAAAAGAAAAGTGGAACGACTTGAAAATGTTCGAAGCAGGAAACGACAAAACCAATGCAAAAATCACTTTTAAAAATGCCCAAGGTTTCGAGTTCGAAATTAGAAACTCAATCGTAATTGATAAGTTGAACCGAGAAGCACAAAACGAGTTAAAAATTTTACTCGACGAAGCAGAAAACGAGATTTTAACCTTTCAAATCTAGCGAGCAGTAAAACAAGAAAACCCTCTAAAGGTCGAAGCTTAGAGGGTTTTAAATCACTTAAATTATACAAGCCATGACGCACGTACAACCTAACAGCAACAAAAATAATGCTTTTAAATTATCCGAGCAAGTAAAAGCAACATTACATGAAAAAGGATATTCTTTTCTTTTTAATTACTCTGATTACAGTTATTATAAATCTCAAGCAAAAAGGGCTTTCAACAAAGCTCAAGCAATTGCAGAACTATTTATTCAAGACAATACAAATCAAAAAAGCGATTACAATGGATATATTTTTTAAATCTAGAAAATTAAAAATATCCTCAAAATATGTCCGTAATCTTTGGAACAAAAGTCACAAGCCAAAATTAACTCTTTCAGGCAATTGGATGCAAAAGGCAGGTTTTGAAATCGGGCAAAATGTAACCGTTAAAGTATCAAAAAATCAATTAATCATTACAAATATATAAGCCATGACAGACAAGAAAGCCGAACACATCGAAAAGAAAAAAAGTTTAATTGCCCTTTCAAAAGTTGCTAAAGAAATTCAGGCAATGGAAGACGAACCCAGAAATATTAATTCGATTCTAATTGAAGATTTTTACAGTAAAGACCAGCACCGAGAGTTTAACACCTTTCAAGAATGGATAAAAAAAGGTTTCAGAGTTCAGAAAGGAGAGAAAGCTTTTTTAGTGTGGGGAAGAAAACGCAAAAGCAATCAAGACCAAGCAGAACCCAAAACAGAGGAAGAAAAGGAATTTTCATTCTATCCGCTTTGTTATCTTTTTTCAAATGCCCAAGTACAGAAAGTCGATGTTAAAAACTAGAGACATTCCAAAGGAGTTAAAAAAATTTAACTCCTTGTTTTTTGGATTCGAATACAAACATAATTTAAACCAAGTTTTCGACGATTTACTAACGCTCATTATTTGCGCAATGGCACGAGGCACACAAGAACCTTTATATTTTGAAACTATCAAAAAATACAGCCGTTCGGAGCTGGAAACCTTTTGCAAACTGTTTGCAGAGCTTGTAATAATTTATGAAAATAGTCGAATAATAAACGATTGGTGCGACCCATTAGGCGAATATTACGAATGCTTAACAGGCAATTACAAAAAATCAAATTTTGGTCAGTTCTTTACGCCAAAAGCAATTTGTACAATGATGGCAAGTTTTGTAATTGATAAGGATGATTTTGGAAAAACGATAAACGAGCCGTGTAGCGGAAGTGGCCGTATGGTTTTAGCATCTAATCATGTAACAAAAGGAAACTATTATGTTTGCGAAGATTTAGACCCAATTTGTTGCAAAATGACAGCCATAAATTTATGCTTTCATGAAATACGGGCAGAGATACACTGTCATAATGCTTTATTAATGGATAAACCCCGCTTTTCCCTCGCTACAAACTATGAATTTTGGAAAAACAAAACTTATTCCATTCTTTACTACAACAACGCTTAAAACGGCTTATTTCAAGCCGTTTTTTAATCAAAAAAATCCGCCCGAAGCGGGGGCATCGGGCGGATTGAAAGCGGAATTAATTTTTTATTCTTCAGAATATTCTCTGAAGTTTGTAAAATAGCTCGAAGTTTTAATTTGATTTAAAATAGATTGATCATTTTCTGGAAAAAACAGCCAACTTGCTGATAAATCATTTGAATGTCTCTGCCAAATATTAGCGCATTCGTTTAAATCACAAACAATATTTTCTTCTATTAAAAGCTGTTTTTGAAGTCTTATTAAATTTAGTATGTCATTTTTTTCAAAGTAGTAATCTTCATTGAATTGAATGCCTTGATTTTCGTTTAATATTTCCATATTATTTTATTTATATTCAAAAATACAAATAATCTACTCCCCAACAACAAAAGGATCTGTGCTCGAATAAGTTGAATGAGTATTAACTTTCGCCACAAACGCTCTACGATAAATAAAATATTTAAACGCATCACTGAAGTTTGTAGAATACATCGGCCTCAATAAAATTGGCAAACTTTCAGTAGACTTATCTTTATGAATTGTCTTAGAACCTTTAGGATCAATCCTAATTTTTATTTTGGTCAATTCAAGTGAAGATTTCAGACACTTGCACTGAAATTTATCAATCTTCAATTTCAAAAGCCCTTTAGCAGTTTCGCCCATAAAAGCTTTGGCGAAATTGTATTCTTCTTCCTGGTAGATTGTCGATTGCCCTTCCGACATTAAATTAACAGTCCAAACCTTTACACCGTTTTCCCACTCAATAGCATTTTTGATTGCATTTGCCCAGTCACGTTTCGTTTTACTGTTTGCATTTCCCGATCGGTCATAATACAGATCCAGAACTTTTACTTTGTGATGCTTAAAAAAAGCACGGAACTTTATTCCCATTTGCACTTCATTTTCAGGCGCCAAAGTGTAGAATTCTTTCAAACAATACAAGTAGCTTCCTCTAGGCTGACCAATAATAAGGCTACACATATCACCAAAATCCATTCCTCCCTCAAGTTTAGAATTATGATCAATATAACGCAAAGCCAAGCTACTTTCCTCAATTTCCTCCGTCAACAGGAATTTATCATAATAAGAAGAAACTACACCATCATCATAAAAATGATGTTCACCCAAATTACCATAGAATTTTTCACCTTTCTTCAAATTAATTTTAAGCGAGAGAATAGCACTTTTAAATTCTTCAATTCCCAAAGCTTTTAAACTATCTGCAAAATAGCCTTCGGTCAAAATATCGACATTGACAAGAGAAGAAACCACATAAAAAAAAGTCAAATCCTTTCGTACGCGAACCCATTTTTCAGTCCATCTAGCTAAATTGATCTGTAGTTTTTCAATAGCTTCAAAATTCCCAACTTGCTTATGCGACAAAATTTCTTTTTTGATTTCATTCACAACCAATCCCACTTCAAGAGCCAATTTAACCTGGTCTAAATCCATGTTCTTTTCATCCTGCAAAATCCAGTCTTCATCACCATCCATTATGTTTGGCATGTCGGTCGTAAATGTCGTACCTCGATAATAAACAGAATGACCAAATAAAGGATATTCCCCACGAATGGCAGGAGTCAATTTTTTAAGTTTGTCGAATTTTAATAAACGAGCTTCATCACCATACATATGTTGGTAAGAACCTCCCGCAAGTCCGCCCGGCTGATCTAGTGAACCTAAATTAAAGAAACACCCATTGTAAATAGAAATAGTGTGTTTGTAAATTTCAACAGGTTTATATGGAAGTTTAAAATGGGAGGGAGGTCGCTTATCAGTAACATAGTGAATACCTTCAAACCATCCTTTACGGTTCCATCCTTCTAGCAAAGTGGGTACAATGTTTTTCAGACAGTTGACATAAGTGTCTGAAACCAAAACCTGATAACTTCGAGGCATATCTCTGGAAACATGCTGAGAACGTTCAGCAATGATATCAGATGTTTTTGCCGTGGCACGCCCGGCAATCAAACGCAAATGTTTAGGCGAAATCAAGAAAATGACCTGTTTGACCCAAGAAGCAAACTTTCCGCTTACATCTTTATCGTTAAGACTTACGTGGGTCTTCCTGCTCATCTGGAAATACTTTTAATGGAAGAATCAAAGCTTCACGTTTAATTTGTACTTTCTCTTTTTCGGTCAATTCCGGAAACTTATCAATCATTTCAGAAAGAAGCGTCCTATTTACTTTTGGTAATCCCAAAAATTCTGCATCTGCAGAATACACTACAAAAGGAGGTTGAAAAATACCTTCAGGCAATTCCTCCTTATCGGGTTCATTACCTCCACGCAAATCAAAATTATCAAGAAGCATTTTAACCACTTTTTGGGCGTCGTTAACGTCCTTAACTGTAAGCATTGCAAAATTGATCATCTTTTCAGCTTTTTCAGCATAAATATTTCTCCAGGCTTTTTTAGAAATCTTACAATCGTTATAAAAATACTCCTGTGCTTCATCACAAACCTGAGAAGCTTTGTATCTCGAAAGCTTATCAACCAACATCAAATGCTTCACAATAGATTCTTTGCTTCCAAATTGATCTATACGCAAAAACATACCTCTAACTTTATCAAGTAATTCAAGATAATCTACAATGAAATCTGGAGCATTGTTCACGCTTCCTTTTTCCATGAAATCATAAATATGTTCTAAGCTGATATCGTTAATATTCATCACCAAAAAGAATTCTGTTTCTAATGTTGTTAATTTCGTTTCGCTCAGCTTCTTTCAAAAAAACCTGAGCTGCAGTTATATTCCCGGATTCCGCATTTTCTTTTTGTTTCAAATTGATTTTAAATTCGCTAACCAATTGCCCGCGGTCATAAGCCTGTCTTACTAAACTGTCTTTCTGGTACCACAATTGCAAAAACGCTTTTTTATCCACATCAAGATAAAGTGCAATTCTTTCAGGCGCATAATTGCACCCGGCTAAATTCTCGATATCGATCATTTCTTCGTCCGAAAAGCGTAGTGGGAGTAAGTCCATTAGTTTCTATCTTTTGGAAATTTAGGTGTTTTCTGTAATTTAATCTTATTGCAAGTACAATGTGATTCGGAATTATTAAAGTTGCCATCATATTGCGATTTAAAATCATTGTGATTTATTTTTTTTAATAAATCACAATATACTTTTTTGGCTTTGTTGCTATTTTCAATAGTTAATTTAAGACTATGCAAAGGAGGTGGCGGAGGAACAGAATACTTATGTATCCCAACGCTTTTAGTGGGCGCAAATAGCACTAACGTGCTAACACAAGCAACTCCCAATCCAAAACCACCAACAGCAAACAATAAAAAATTTTCACACATAACTAGGTTTTTTTTGTTGTAAAGAATTTATATATACTAAAAGGCAAAATCCCAAAAACCAGATAGCCAATTATCATTAATATAATCGTAACAAAAACCAAAAAAGCAATTGAAACAATTGCGCCAAAAACCAAAGCCACTAAACAGACTATAATTTTTATTAATAAAAAGAGGATCTCCATCTTCAATATTTTTTAAGTTTCGAATTCGTGAACAATTGCATTCTAAAATCATACAAACCTTTACTATTAGCAAAGGTGTATTGCTCATATTGAGCGTTTTCGCTCCAATTTCCGGAGCCTTCAATTACATAATGACTATCCTGTGTTTGAATCAAACAAACCTTTGCATGAACCCAAGCATAAAGCACTTTTAAATTGGGTCGGCTTGTAGCCATCGCCATAAGATTATCAATTACTTTTGGATTCCGCTTGATCATGCTATCTGAAATCAGAAGCGTAATACTTTCAATTTTTCCGGAATCATGCAATTCCAACAAAGCAGAAATTACTTTAGCACTAATGCTGTAGGTAGTAGCGCATAAGTTTTTGATTGCGTGAACTTTGGAAATTATTGGAATAAAAGTAAAAGCATTAAAAGAAGTATCACTTTGCAAAAAGAAAAACTCATCAATTGTCGGCAAACGCTGTAAATCCAAATCAAGCGAAGAAATCTTTTGATAATGAGAGGCTAAGTATTTCGACATAAAAATTTCATCGATTGCCTTAGCCTCTTTTTCTTCTTTATCTAGCAAATCCTTGTAATCAAACAATTTCATTTACACACCAAGCTTCTTATTTACCAAAAACAGCTTATCCTTGCGCTCAGCAACACGTTCCTCGATTTCTGCAACCTTCACTATGTTTTTATCTTTTTGCGCTTTTAGCAAACCTTTTTTGTTATCCGAAAAATATTTAGCTGATCCTGATTTGAATTTGATTAATTCGTCATTCGTCATTGCTTCAACTTCTCTAGTCAATTGCAATTTTTTGAAAACAGGATGAACACCAAGAACCTTTCCAGTTTCTTTGTAAACATTCAATTCGTCATAAATACGTTGGTTTTCTTCGAAATTACGAGTTGCAATCGCCGCAACATCTGCCAGAGCTTCATCGGTTAGTTTTAATTCACCTGAATCAGCTTTTGCAATGGTATTTTGAGCCTCTACGTAGTTTTTCCAAGCTGTAATTTTATCAGCAACTAATATTTTAAGTTCATCTGGACAATCGGCATTATTCAAAAATGGAAATTCCTCACGAATAGAAGTCGTTTCGGTTTCCGCTTCTTTATTCAAGAATTCGGTAGGATTAGGCATCCCTAGTTTATTTTGTTCAGCATTTAATTCGGCAGCTTTATTTGTCAATTCATCTGGAGTTTGACCAAATGAAGGTTTTCTCTTTTCCAATTCAGCAGAAATAATTATAGCCACTTTCTGTTGTTCATCAGAACCCGCTTGTTTCAAGGTAGCTTTCCAAGCATCAATATCGGTCTCAGGCAAATTATTAGCCCATTCAATTAAAGTTTCTTCAGGCATTTCCATAAGATAGACAGGAAGTCCATTTGTTGCAGTTGCAAAACTTACTTTTGCTAATTCTTCTTCTAAAATAATTGCGATATTATCTTTTCCTGCAGCAGTTGCCATTTCGATTGCCTGGTCAAGTGTCAAAGCACAATCTGAAGGTATATATAAACACCAATTTCTTAATTCCTCTTCACTAAGCGCAAGAATATAATCAAACAATTGAGTAATCTCTGTTTGTTCCTCTTTGACCACTTCCATAATAACCTTAACTTTTTCTACATCGGTAATCCCATGAATGGTCTGCAGATCATATAACAAGTTTTCCAATCCGTGCGGAGTATATCCCGACGCATTATAAGATCGTTCTGCACTAGCATTTTTGCCAGGCGATTGTCTGTACAACGAAAAGGCTTCATTAAACTGTTCCGTTTTTTCTTCAGGTAAGTTCTGGAAGAACTCAATTACTTTCTGTTTCATAGTATCGAATTAATTATATTTTGATTACTGTAAAAGTGGTAATTACCACCCTGAAAAACTGTGACATAAAAAAAGCCTCTCAAATCGAGAGGCTTTCCAACTACTAACCAAAAAATAAATATCTATCCACGAGACACTTCTTCCATTAAAGTAATCGCGCCATTTTTGAAAACTTTCAAATCGATATACGCTCCTGAAAGTGCAACCCAAGTTGTACCGTTAATCAATAAGGCCGATTTATCAGCAACTCCAGTTGCCAATGTTGCAGCACCAGCGCCACCGCCTCCAATAAGCCTGATTTGATCACCATGTGCCAATGAGATAGCAGCAAAAGCAATACTAGCAGTAACCGCTGTTGACGGAAGTTTATATGTTCTACCACTCGCTTCATCAACCGTAATAGCTGTAACAGCTACAACATTAAAAGGATCAGCAAAAGTTAAGTTTCCAGTATAATGACCAGGAACCCAAGCCGATTTTGCAAACTGCTCAAATACCATCATGTGTTTACGAGCGTCATTATCATCTTGCAAAGCGGGCTTTAACTGCAATGGCGCACATTTGGTACCCAAAACTTTACGAAAATCATCAACGCAGCTGCTATAAATAATGATACAATTTACACCAAGCCAGTTTTGTACAAACTCAGAAATTGCCAATTCATTACCCGGATGTTCGGCTTCAAATTTCTGCAAAATTGAAATCGAATCTTCTTCACCGTCGCTTTCAAAAGAAGCTTTAATTTTTGAAGGTGTACAATAAAGCTGAATCATTTTGGCATTGTCTTTCATACCAAAAGAACCTACTATGTTAACTCCTTTATCATCACGTGATGGCCACGTCAAAATATCGTCCGTAGCTACTATTGTAACATTTGGTTCTTTCGGAGCTGATGCCCCCGGAGATTTCCCCAGAGGCTTAGTTACATTTTGTCTAATATAAGTCATCTTTATAAATTATTAAGCGATTAAACGTCCTGTTTCTACCCAAACACCATCAACTAAAGTAAGTTGTACGTAATCAGTCGCATCCAGTAAAGTTGCTGAAGATGCTACATTTATATTTCCTGTATCAGATAATGTCACATCAACACTAACGGCATCAGTTCCAAAAATCTTGATTGTTTTACCTTCAACACCATTAACGATTCCTGTAATAGCTTTTGTAGCTGCGCCAGTGTATCTAAACACAACACCTAAATTGGCATCAATTACTGCAGTATCAAAATTTACATCTGCAACAACAATACTTTCAGGAGCAGAAGTACGGCTCAATTCTTTCACAGTACCATCAGGATTAACAAATAATGTCAAAGTTCCTCCTGTTTTCAAGTTAAAAGCAACATCGCCTGTCAAGGAAATTTTAGCGCCATCTGCTACCGTTGTTGCAGCAACTAAACCAGTATCACCTTTTAATTTTATAACACTACCTGGAGTAGCATTAGTGAATTCAGTAATAGTAGTGGCCCAGTCTTTTTGAACATACATATTTTTGTAAACTACTTTTACTTTTCCAGTAGCATCATCATTAACTGGCACATAGAAATCTGAAGGGAATACCGGAGCAGTATTTGACCAAAGCGTTTGTACTGAAAATTCTAACGGATCACCTTCAACAACCGGATTACCAATATGAATGAAACGTACTCCCAGTTTATAATCAGCCCAGATATAGATCATACGTTTTAAGTACTCAAAGTGGTATAATGATTTTTCAGCAGGAATGTTTTCTAAAATTTCAATATTATCATCAAAAGTGATAAACATAAAATCAGTTCCTTCCTGATCAATCAAAACTTCAAACTTAATATTGTTGTAGTCTTTAGGATGTGTGGGATATCCTGTATAATCAGTATTTGTTCCAAACAAAGTTTCGCTTCTACGTTTGTAAGCTTTTAACCAGGCATCAGATAAATAATACACCAATCCCTGCTGTGTTCTAACATCATAAGGGAGTGCCTTGATAAAAGAATCGACGTAATCTACAATATTTGAAGCTGTAGGCATACCCAAATCAAATGCACGGTATTTTTTAGTTACATCTCGAGCCTGTTGAGCTAAATACAATAAACCATTTTGTCTATTGATGAATTTACCTGGTACAGTAGCATCTTCAGGAGTTTCAACATACACACCTTTAATAGTTGCAATTCTATCTTCTTGACGTGCTTTTTTGTCAATTTCTGATACTAAAAAACGAACAAATGAATTTTTATAAGGCTGAGAACCTTCTTTATTCATCATATTTAACCAAGACGCTTCAATTTTTTGCAAGTAGAACCCAACGTATTCGATGTCAATTTGAATTGGGAAAATTTGACCTTCTTCTGGTTTAATAGTTTGGCGGTTTTTAGGCAACCAAGGCAACTTACGAGCCTGCGAAATTTCAGCCGTTGCAATAGTAGCATCAGCCACTTTATCATCTACTTTGGTACGTTTTGGCCAGAACGATGGCAACCCAAAATTATCACGATGTAATGATTTCAATTCCTCCGGATTCTGACGGAAATATAAATCCAAGTCATCATTCAATTTCTGAATCGTTGGCTGATTAGTAAAATCAGTTGCAGCAGAAACTTGACCTGCCGCTCTTCTGTTCCAGTTTCTTCCCTCAAACGCATCATAAGCGTTCGTCGTACCAAATAAATGTGTTGCTGAATGCATAATTTTTTTGTTTGTACCAGAAATAATTGCCTCAGGTTTATCACCTTCAGGATCAGCAATTAACTTTTGAATTTGTGCAGCCATAGTTTCCTGTTTATCTGCGATAGCTTTAATTAAAGCTACAGTATCAGGATTACCATCATCATCTTTAGCTACATTTGCCAATTCTTCCGCTGTCAACGCAGACAATTTTACCATAGCGTCAATTTCATCTTTAATCGCTTTGATGTTCAGATTTTCTTGAGCCATGTTTTTGATTTCGGAATTAATTCCATTAATAGCCGCATCCGCGTGCTTTTCGCCCAGTGCATCAACAATTTTTTGTCGCTGTTCTGCACTTAAGTTTAATTGTTGGCTTTCACCATCAATCGGCAGCTCTTTTGTGCCAAAAAGCGCATTAAACAATGCGACTGTTTGTGCCATGAGTTTCCATTTCATAGGAGTTTTGATTTAAAAGGTTAAAAATTACTTATTATAGTGGTTTATTTCACTCAATACACGTACATGTTGAATAGCCTGATCCATAGAGCCAATAGCGTTTATCATTCCATACTCTAAAGCCTTATCCGCACTAAAAGTTTTTCCGGTCAGCACTCCAACTTCTTCCTTTAAATTAGGATTAGCTTCGCGAACAGCTTTTTGAAATTTTATTGCCAACGGAGTAAGCATTTCTTCAATTATCATTTCATATTTTCCTTCCTGCGCTAATCGTACAGCTTCATTTTTATGCTTACTTTCAGGAGGATAAATTTCATGAAAAGTATATCCTAAACTTTCCAGGTATTTTCTATTATCAATAAACGAGGTAACCACACCAACCGAACCAAACAATGCCGAAACATTGTTATCGGCCATTTTATAATCTGCAACAGCACAAATTGCCCAATAATGCAAAGAACAACACTGATCAGCTAAAGCAACTACAGGTTTCTTTTTGGTTTTACCAAATTCAATAAAAGGACCAATTGCAGAAACTGCTCCACCCGGACCATCTACATTTAAAATTGTACCAATAATATTTGGATTATTATCGGCCATTCGTAAAGCGTTTACAATTTCGTCAGCGCCATATGTACAAAAATCGCCATACTTTAAAATGGGACCAATCATGTCTACAACTGCAACTGAACCAACTGGAGCATTCATAAATCCATTATCGTCTGGTTTTATACTATTTCCTTTTTCATCCAAAACAGTTATTAAGGATTCAGTTTTATTACCAACATCAACAGTTTCTCCATTGATAATTTTATGAGCAATTGGAGCATAAGCATATCTTCCTTCTAAAGACATAAGCCAATCGCCACGCATGATATCCATTAATAATGTGTTTACCTTCATTGCTTATAATTTTTTACGAAATTCATTTTATTTTTTAAAAAAGCTTGTGACATAAGATTTAACATTAAATTTCTTGTATAGCCACAAAACGACAAATACTACAATTATCAAAATAAGCATCCATAACCACGTCCAATCCGGAGAACCTTTTTTATTTAAATTCATATCGTATGAACCTGATTGAGAATCCAGTTTTAAATCTTTGGAGCTATCCGATTTATCCGTTTTTTGAGATTTGTCTTGCAGATCTGTTTGAGTTTCTTTATCAATTTTTGAATTGTCTGTAGATTCTTCTTCAACCAATGAAGCATTATTCAAAACCGTAGTTTTTCCATTGCTGTCAGTTACACTAGAAGGTTTAGTATGATCAATAGGAGTGAAAGTCTTTTTTTTAGAAGTAGCAGTCTGCTCTATAGATTCCTTCACATTATTTTTTAGGGAAACATCAGCTTTTATCTCGCTTTCTGTTTTCACAATATCGTGTTGATCTAAATGCAATTCTTCTAACTTTTCCTGAACGGTTTTTTGCTTAGAACCGCAGGAAGCCAAAACCAAGAGTAGAATCAGAAATATATTTTTCATTTTTTACTATTTTTTAAGTAAAGCCATTCCTAGTTCTTTCACCGGAATTGGATTTTGTTGAACAAAAATTAAATCTGGCTGACAATTGATTTTTTTGTATTCAAACACAATTGTTTTATTAGGAAAAGTATTTTTGTTCAACTCTTTTGTGAATTTTTGAACGTCTACCAAAGAAACAGAAGCCCCATAATAAGCAAACATTTTCACAGTTTCTAATGAAATTCCTCCAGCACCATTTACTAATACAGGCATATTATCTGTTTTTAGGAAGTTTTAATTCGGCATAAAGCGGATTTTCTTTAAGCATAATAGATTTATACTCCAAATAAGCATCAAACGATGGACACTCTTTAATACGCTCCCAAGATTCAATCGCACCATTATGATTTTTATCATCCGAAAAATGATAGTGACCAACAATCATTACGTTTTGCAAATCATTTCCATTTTCTTTTAACCAGTGCATCATGTCGAAAATCTCTAATAAAATAGCATTCTTTTGCGCCTGTGTTCTCGTATCGGCTGCAACCTTTACATCAGTCTGTAAGACTCCGCCACGATAAGACATGTGAAGGCATTGGCTATTGAATCCCGCAACTCCATTTGTAGGGTTATTATAATCAGATAATTTATGACGTGTACCATCATAATCAATCCAAGTAGCATATCCTGGCGATTTCCATCCTAAAGATGTTTTCCAAAAGTTCTGCATACTTGCTAATGTACCATGACCCGCTTGACAATGCACAACTATATACCGAATATTCTTAGCTCTATTTTCCATTTTAATATTGTTTACACTGTTCAATTCCCGCCAAATTAATGCTGTCAACTTTCTGACAGTAATCAATTTTATCGATTGTGTTTTTTAAACTTACCTCGTATAATTTGATTTCACGCAATTGCTCTTGTTCTTCCTTCGGCGGAAATTCATCCGGAACAATCGCTTTTATCGTTGCAAAGGACAGCGCCAAAACAACTAATGCTGAGAATAATGTTTTCATGGTTCTTTTTTTATTTGTTCGATTTTCTTATTCTGCTCCAAATATATTTGCGACGCATCGAGAAATTTATTTGTATAGAATTCCAAGTTTTTTTTATATTCCCTCTGATCTTGGGTACGAAGAGAATCGCCACGCTCAATTCGAGCAGAAAGAACAATAATATTTTCACAATGTTTTTTGTCGTTTAGGTATAATAATACCCACGAAAAAATTATAATTCCAACCAATAAAAAATTCACTTTTTCAGTTGGCTTCAAATTTTTGAAGTAATCAAATAAATTAGTGAAAAACGTAAATATTGCTTGAAGATTCATAGACCGTAGGTTTGTACCAAAAATACTTTTGAACCACAAAAAAACTTGTGACATAAAAAAAGCCCCGTTTTCACGAGGCATAATTTAATACAGTATGATGGCGCAATGCCTGAAACCTTGAAACCGGTTTATCCTTTTTTTTTTCACGGTAGTATAATCTTCTTAAAGTATCGGTACTGAAACCAAACTCAAGTAAATCATATTTATCAATAAAACTGTTTATTGCCCTGGTTACCATTTCATCATCATCATTTTCAGATGATCCTAAAACGTAGTAAAAAAAGGCCATTCTAAAAATATCTTCCAACAGATCATTAATATCATTATTTGCGTCTTCAGGTAAATACAAAAAATGATTTTTCCCATTTACATGTCGGTAAAAATCACCTTTATATTTTTTTTTGCCACCACAATCAGAAACAGTTAAAAACAAATTGAAACTCTTGACATCCAAAGGCTTGTCCGCTTTTACCATCAGCAAACGCATCATTCTGCCAACAGAAGACGCAGTACTGGAATACAAAACAGATTTCACTTTTTTGTTTCCGTAAGAAGCTTCTTTTCCTTCAGACGATTTGAAGAAAAAAGGTACTAAGTGTGGACGTATAGAAACGGGTACTGTTTGCATATCAAGTCTGTTTTTTTATAGTAACGTTGAGGGATTTGTAAAAGTATCGCCATTAAACTTGCCACCAACCCCGAAAGCTTCATCAAAAAGAGCTTTATCCAACGCCGAAACGGTCGCATAATCACGGCCAGAAACTGTAAGATCTTCGAGGTATACGCGATAAATTATCATACTTGGCGACTTATGATTTAAGAAAGTGTCATACACCCCTTCTCTTCCAACAGTTAATAATCTGTTAACTAAAGATGATGGCAATGAGCCAGTATACCCACTAAATCCATTGTTTTGAAATCTTACTGTTGGTGCAGCGCTAGTTGTAAAAGGTGGCGTTATTAATCGTCCCAATGAATGTCCAGATGGAATTAAAACATTTGGTAATGATGTAGAAAATTCATTAATATAATAGTAATTGGAAGTATTTTGCATTAGATAGGAATGCGAGCCAGTATTAATTAATGCTGTCCTGGTCATATTTGACCAAATACTGCAATAAAATTGATGTGAATTATTAGCAACAATGTAATTCATTATTTTTTCTGGCCATGGGGCAGACATGCTGGAAATTCCACTAACATCATTAACTTGTGAAACAATACAATGAATCGCTCCTTTACCTGTTTTTTCAATTAATTTACCTGTATCACTTGACACCCCACCTCCAAATGCTAAATTTGATACATTTGAACCAGATGTCCCAGATAATAAAGAGTCGCTTACACTGCTTGCAAAATTAGTGATGGGTAAATTATTAACCAGTGTAGGGTTTTGTCTTGGAAAATCAAGCAAAAATAATGATCCTTCGCTCATAATGGGGTCATTGTATAATTTCGGAATGCTAGTATCAGTTACAGCATAAGGAATCGTAAGTTTTAATCCATTTGACATCTTTATATATTTTATAATTTATAATCTGTTTTTAGTTCCAAATTTTAAGTTGTTTTCCGCGCTTGTAAACTAAATTTCCTAATACAGTATAGCCAGCAGTATTTAAGTGCACAGTATCAGATAAAAGGCTAGGAGGACAGCTACCAACAGCAATCGCCGCAGTATCTCCACTAGTTGGGGTTATTCCGGCATCTTCTAGTCCGTAAGCTACAATGTATCTTCTCCAATTAATATAATGTGCTCCAAACGCACTAGCCATTTTAGACTCTAGTAACGCTCTGTTTGCAGCTGTACCAGTATGTAAACCTATTATAATGTAATTTTGGTTTTGGTTAAAGCCAATTAAATCTTGGTAGTAGCTAATTAGTTGGTCTTCATTTGTGTAGCCCCCATTTTGGCCAATCCAATAAATATTAACTTTGTCATTCATTCTGCTACTTCCAGCTGACAACATTATGGAACCACTAGCAATATTTGAATGAGTAGAGCTGGCTACATTTCTCTTAAGAGAATAAATATAAGGTCCAGTACCCGTAAAAGAAAGCGTACATTCGATGTTGTCAATCATTACCGGATTAACGGTATTGTCACCAGTCCCTTGAAGTAAAGGCGTTATCGTTTTGCCATATTTATTTACTGCATTAAGGTTGTCGCTTCTCCAAACTTCCACAAGTGTCGATGCATCAGAAGGAAGCGTAAAGCCATTTGCAAGCATTACCGGTATAGCACCATGTCTAGCACAAATTGAATTGACATCTTCGCCTCCTACCCCACAATTTTTAACTAAAAACTGTGCAGAAGTCAAATTTTGTTGGAGAATATAAGGGTAGTTCACACCGCCTGTAGCACCCGCACCCGCAGTTAATGAATCACCCCAACAGTTAACCACAGGAGTAGATAAATCACTGAATTTTCCCGTAATTGATCCATTTATTCTAATTCCTAATAGAATTCTATTATTGCTATCTAATATTGCCGCAATAAAACCAGTAGAAGGATCCAGTATTTTCCACATAGCATCAGTTACTGAAGTGTCTAACTTTTCTACTGGAACACTTAAGTTTTTCAGGGCGTCACCTTTAATACTATCAATTGCATATTTAGAAGCATAAAAAGAACCGTCTTTTTTATGTCCTGACAGTAATCTCGATGCACTATCTAATAATGCGCAGAGATATCCTGTTGAAATATCTAAAGGTTGGTAGATTCCTTCATATGTTTTTTGCGCATATAGGACAAGATCCATTGGAACAACCTGCTTTGCATAACTTCCATCAAAAGTAATTGTGGTATATCCGGCAGTTAAATCGACAACAATACCTCCAAAATTGGTATATGTTCCCGATTGAGTAGGAACATAAATCCCTGTAACTTCTGGAGCAGGAGTACTTAAATTAATATCACCTTTAAATGTAGGATTTGCCAATGATCGGTCATGAAGTTCATTAATTGCATTCTTCAGCCAGTTTATTTCTTCAGCTTTGAAATAGGTGTTGGCCTGAAGTTTCTGCATAATAGCCAAAATTTCTGGACTGTTTATTTTATCGGCAAATGTTATAGGTAATAGAGGATCCATTTTATATAAGAATTAAAGGTATTAATTGTGGTAACTCGACTATTTTTTCTCCTTGCACAAAACCACATGGAAATATGGAAACGGTTTCAAACTCTACACCTGCTTTCTTTAGGTTAGAACTTACTTTTATTCGAGGCCTTGCGTTTTGCTTAAAATCATTACGTCCAATTATAAAATCAGAACCATCAGACAAATTCAGTTTTACAAATCGTACTCTTTGCATCAACGCAATTCGTTGTGATCGGTTTCCATCAGCATTAGGAAAAACAATACTAACTTTTTGTTTATAGATTGCACCTGCAGCTATTACTTCACTTTCTTCAGAAAAAGAAACTGATCCTAAACCAACATAAGTTTTTGTAAAATCTGTACCATAAATGGTTGAATTATAAAACGGTTGCCAGTCCGGAATTGCAGATGGCAATAAATTACCATTAAAAGCCAATTCTATGCTGCAAATATTTAAGTTAACCGCTGTCTTTTCAAGAAGTTGCATTCGTAAAATTTTGCACTAAGATAAGCAAAAAATACACTTGAAGTGTATTTTTTGCTTAAAAAAGTAAATCAAAAGTTTATTTTTTATGAAGTGAAATATACCTGTAGTATTTTTAAAAAACTGAAAAAAGCTATAAAAAACTGTAACTTTGTAACCTCGCATCTTTTTAAGCCGTGAACCCTTATTTTATAAGGTTTTTTTTGTTACAGCTATTTTGTAACTAGAGAAGAAAAGAAAAATTTAAAAATGTAACCCTATTATTAGTTACATTTTTTTTGTAACCTACATTACACTAATAAAACTAAAATGTAACCTTTAAACACTTAATTTATCTGGACATTTCGGCAATGGTTACAAAGTTACATTTTTTTTAATGTTTCAAATAAATAGGAGGTAGGGAGGAAAAAAACCGCGAAAAAACTTTTAATTGATTAACTTAGTGCGAAAAAAAAGCTTTTAATATACCTGTCGTTTACTACGTTTTTAAAGGATCGTTAATTAGGATGTTGTAAGTAATATCCGGCTCGATGCTTTTGATACAATTCGGAACAGCTTTGTGTATTATGATATCGTGATTCAGATTTAACTTTGCATGTCTAAATTTGAAAATCATGACAAAAGAAGAAGAAAAATCAATCGATTCCCATATTTGGAACAGCCGAGAATCAGCATATACAACCCTGTGGACCATGTTAGATAAAAACAAATATTACTATGATCTTTCACTTGTAGGCTTGGTTACATATGGAAATATGTTGTGTAATATTTTCGGAAAAGATGATGTAGTCGGCTTCACAAGGATTTTGCATCATATCGGATTAGAATTTGAATTTGTGAAGTCCGGAATTCAGCTTAAAGAAAATGCAAAAGTACTTTACAAAGAAAATCGGATGAATCCGAAGCCTCATGAAGTCAAATATAATTATGATAAAAAAACGCTTCGAGTAGGAAAAGAAGATCGATATGAAAATAAAATTGGATGGGCCGAGCAAATACTTTTAAACAATAAGAAAGACCAGGATAAAAAGAATGAGCAATAATTTCAATTTAAATTATTAATTTTAAAGTAATCTAAATTAGTTTGTTATGTGTTATTATGTTGATCAAAAAGGCAGTCGCCGAGACGTAAAAATTCGATTTAATATCGAAGTAAATAATACTGGCCAATTCTACGAAGGTGTTTTTGTGAACGGATTTGAACACCCAAACCTTCCGATAATTACTAATGATAATCCAACAGAATTGACGATGGATTCATTTTGGGGCTTGATGCCATCGTGGGCGGGCAAGCAACAACTTGAGTACAGAAAAGGTAAACTAAACGCAAGAATTGAGGAGATTGAAGAAAAGCCATCTTACAAAAACATAACTCAAAATCGATGCCTTATAATTGCCACAAGTTACTACGAATGGCGATGGCTTGACGAAAAAGGAAAGAAAAAAGAAAAGTACCAGATCTTTAGCCAGGACAATGAAATTTTTACTTTTGCCGGACTTTACGATTCCTGGTTAAATCCTGCAACTGGAGAAAGCCTAAAAACCTTTACAATGGTTACTACTCACGCAAATGAGTTGATGCAGTACATACACAACCATAAAAAAAGAATGCCCATAATGTTGCACAAAGAAGATGAACAGGCATGGCTAGATCCTAAAAACGATATTAATGAATTTGCTTATCCTAAATATTACACAAGTATTGTTGGATTTCAAGCAGCTTAAAAAAAAATTATGGACTATTTTAATACTACTACAGACGAAGACTTTATTAAATACTTTTTGGACGAATTATATTCAAAAACTGAATTTGTTCAAGAAGAAGATCCCGACGATTTTTTTGATCCCGAAGCCGAATACGGAAAGCATATAACCGAGACGCAAGAAAAGCTTTATGTGTATATAAAAAGAGAAATGAGTTTATCTAAAAGCAATTTAAGCGATCCAAAGAAAACTGAATTGTTCAACTTAAAGAGAGAAAAACTTTTTGAAACCTTAAATCCTCAAATTGACATCTATATCACAAAAATTAAAGTTGATTACAAATAAATGCTGATATCCTTATCATCCGCTCTCATTTCGATGTTAGCGGATTTTTCAATTAATTCAATTATGAAGCGGTTAGTGTCTTCATTTGACATTGAATCGTAGTCGATCGTTCCTTCAGTGTCAAAATAAAACTCAAAATACGAAGTTTGCGCATTGATCAGCTTCATATCCGGTTCAACTTCTTCTAAAGGATTGTCTATTCCTTGACCGAAATATTCAATTCCAGTTAAGCCACTGTTTATTAATTTCGTTACAAAATCAATTGTTACTGTTTCCGGGATTGAAACTTTTGTAGTAGATAATATTAACGAGTGATTTTTCATGTAGTAAATTTAATAAAAAAAGCCATTCAGTTGAATGGCATTTTTTTTCTTCAATATTGGTTAGAGCTTTTTGCGTTTAGTTTGCTTCTATTTAAAAAACAATAACCATCCAGTAAATGCAATCGCAAAAGCTATTATAAAACCAACAAACACACCTTTATTAAAAGATGCTTCTTTTTCAGCTTTCAGTAATATTTCAAATATTTGTTTACTCATGCCTTCAAAATTAAATCTTGCTTATTTTGTATGTTACGGAAATCCGTATTTTTCCTTAAAATAAACTACTTAAATGATTTTTAATATAAAATGTAATGATTAGGTAAATTCTAAATATTCATTTCGTTTAACAATCGTTGTCGTGAAAGGAAATTTGTCTTCAGGTACCATTTTAATAGTTTGAATCAAAACTGTTGCACCTGTAAAAACAACTCGCATCCGTTCATCATATTCAATTTGTAAAGTCAAATAATCGGAGTTGGCTTTCTTTTTGGATGGCTCTACTTTGAACGACAGGACTTTTATCTCTACGTTCAGTATCTCGTCTATCTTTATGCTTTTGCCTGCGAAGTGTAGGACTTTTGGTTTTATTCCTAAATCTGAAAACTTGGTCATTTGGGTTTATCTTTTTTAGTAAATGATTAGAATTGCAGTGTTTTATCCAACCCATATAAGCGGCTTTAACTGCTTTGTTGTTTTTGGTAAAAGATTTCGCTGCACGTTTTTTAATTGATTTTCGAAGCCTTACGTGTGTATGGTAAAAAACATAACCCACAAAATCAATCCCTCTTTTTTCGACTGGAAATACCTGGTAATTTCCTTTTATCTGGAGTTTCAATTTATCACTTAAATATTCTCTTATATCTGATAAAATGGTATGCAGATCCGTTTTGTTACTCGAAAGAATAACGATATCATCAGCGTAACGGAAATAGTATTTTACCCTTTTAGTTTCTTTTATCCAGTGATCAAAACCAGTCAAATAAAAATTTGCAAAATACTGACTTAGATAATTTCCAATAGGTATTCCTTCAGCGCTGTCAATGATTTCATCCAACAGCCACAAAAGGTCAGGATCTTTAAATTTTCGGCGAAGCTGATTCTTCAATGTTTGGTGATCAATTGACGGATAAAACTTTGTAATATCCAATTTCAAACAGTACGTTGTTCCAGGGACATCGGCCAAAGCTTTTTTAACAGCTTTGGTGGCTGAATGTATCCCTTTTCCTTTTATTGAACTGTAGGTATCAGTAGTAAATAGTTTTGTAAATATTGGCTCCAAAACATTCATTATAGCATGGTGCGCAATACGATCAGGAAAGAACTGTAATTTCGAAACGATTCTTTCTTTTGGTTCATAAACCTTGAAAGTTGAATACTCCGAAGTTTTATACTCTTTGTTTTTCAATATTTCATGCAATTTCAAAATATTGCTTTCCTTATTTCTATTATGAATAATAACACCTTTTTGTTTTGATTTTCCTTTCTGAGCGCGCACATCCGCTAATTTTAGATTATCAATACTTATGATCTCGCTATACAAATTGTTATATCTTTTCAAAGCCTTTGTATTATTGGGTCATTTTCTTAACATAAAAATGAATACTAATGACCCGTTAAACTTGAGATTTTTTGCCATGTTGGCAAGGTCTGTACCGAATTAATATTTTTACATGGTGGGAGCTGGAGTTCGTATTCGTATTCCAGTTATCGACATTGTTCAACGACCACCCGGAAGAGGGAGAACGACACAAAACCACAGCATTCAGTACACAACCTAATTATTTTATAAAATTGCGTTTACCAATTCAGGAAACGTTTCTGCAAAGTATCGTGCTATCGCTCTCGTTCTGAACGCACGGCGGGAGCAGGAGCGCGTATGCGCATGCCAGATAACGACATTGAGCAACGACCACCCGGAAGAGGGAGAAAAAACGTACCAGTTTTCATATTTGATTTGTGATGGATCAGAATAATCCGGTTCCCATTCTTTTTCCTGACCTTCACTATTTAAAGCTCTAATTACAACATCTGCTTTATAATTGTTTATGATTGCCTGTTGGTCTTTTTCTCTTTTAAGATGTGAAACATCTGGCATTAATTTAATGTCTGTTCCGTCCGCAATAAAAGCTTTCTCAATAGTGTTAATTGTTGAATCCATTAGTTTTATTTAATTAAGTTGATATAAATTTCTTTGAAAGTTTCCCAGGCATATTCTGCGTGTTCTCGTTTTAAAAACGCTTGGCGGGAGCCGGAGAACGTAAACGAATGCCAGTAATCGACACCGAACAACGACCACCCGGAAGAGGGAGAATAAACGTACACATGAAAATATTTGTACTGATTACTATTGCTCCAGTCAATTTCTTCTTTTGTGTCAGCATTAAAACAACGGCTGATTAATAACGATTGACGAAGTGCATTAGCGGCGATATCATCAGGATCATCACTGTCACAGATATATTTTTTAGGACTGACACCCATTTCTTTGCATACATCTTCAAAGCATTTAATTCTTTCCATGATATTCGGCTGAAAAGTTTTTGCTCCAAAAATGTTTTCTAGTAATAATTTCTTTCCAGATTTTGCTTTGTTGTAAGCTTTTAATACAGCGCCTTTGTCGGCGGTTAATGTTTCCATAATCTTAATTTTGAGTTATTGATAAATAATAGTTTGCTACTTCTGTTTTGAAGCTTTCCAAAACTTCGACGGCGTTGTTTTCTTCCATATTTGCAATGTCTGTTTCAAGAAAAAGTATAAATTGGCCAAATGCACCGAAAAAGGTTTGACGTAATTGTATTCTTTGATCTTCATGCATTGTTTCTTCTGATAAACCAACTCTTTTTAAGTAAAGTTGGTACTGGTGTTCAATAGTGTATTTTTCCATTGTTTTTATTTAATTGCTTTTGATGATAAATAGTTATTGATAACTGTATGAACTTTGTATTCTGAAACCCCAAATTCTTTAGCTATTTTCGGAATTGAATTTAATTCACTAGTGCGCCATTGCTCGATAATTTGCACTTTAGTTTCTTCTGTTAGCTTAATATTTGATTTTTTGAGTTTCATGATGTCTAACCATAATTAAATGCTTGACGATTTACTTTTATTTACCATTTGAATTAATTGTATTTCATTCTTTTGAATGTTCACCATTGTATTAGCAATATCGCAAACAGCTTTTGCCTGAGGTATTGCGCTTGGATTTGCTGCAACTTTCTTTAGCATATCCATAAGGGTCTCCTTTACAATTATATTTTCTTTGGTTGGTTTGTAATTAGAAACCTCAATACTGTTTGCGTCCGAAGAATCACCAACAGTTAGTTGATTTTCTTTTTCCGGATTTTGCTCGCTCTTTTTTTGATTTTCCATTTGATCATTAATTTTTAATTGTTCTGGTGATAGTTCTCTAAATTGGTGTCTTACTTGTTTTGGTTCATCATCGATAAATGATGATGTGTCAATAGGAGAAAAATTTGCCGGAATTTCTCCAGATAATTCTTCAAGAAATTTTTCAACTAAATGAAGTTCTAGTGAAATTGGTTCTGTATCGGTTATAATAGTCACGGCCCTGGTAAAAGTTTTAAAACTTTTGATTGTGACAATACGATCCTTATAAAAAACAGCTTTTCCAGTAAAGACCTTTAACTTAGATTCAATTTCTTCAATTCTTTTTTCATGTGGCGTTTTCATTTTTCTTAATTGATTTAGTTAGTTTGTTTCTTAAAGTGATAATTTCTTTTAAATCTGACGGTAAATTCATGTAATTACGTTTGTTTCTTCGAGCATGTTCTTCCTTGGTGATTAATTCAAGAAATTCTAAAGTTGGAATTTCCGGGCAACCAATTTTCCTTACTACATTATACCCTTCAGGAATAGTACCGTTTGTTTTTTTCCACAACCAACGATTGTAATGAACATAACCTGATTCAGTTTTAATATGTACAATCGGAAAATTATTCATTTGCCATATTACGATCGTTCCAATTTCATTAGATCCAGTTGCTTCCCATCTTTTTCTGTTTGCAACTGCTAACCTTCCAGATTTTTTATTTCGATTATGAATTTCCTTTAGTTCTTCGGAGGTTCGTTTCAAAAAAAGATATCGGCGTTTTTTTTCGATATGTTTTTTAGTCCATCCTTTGTTTTTCGGCCACTCATTTTCGAATATTTCCGCTAATTCCACATCTCCTATGGCTTTATAATTTTGTTTTAAAAAATCAACCTGTTCAGGCGTCCAGTATTCTAATTCCATTCGTTTCAACCCTAAACTATATGCCATCATTCTTACAACTGTTTTCTTTAGGCCTAAAGCAGATGCTATCTGATCGTTTGTCATTTTTTGAAAATTATCCTGGATATATTGAAGGTCTTTTATATCAAAAATGATTTTGCCATATTTACCTATTGTTGCCATAATTAAAAATCTTCAGGGTTATCAATACGTTCAAATTATTAGGAAAATAAGCATACAAATATTCCAACCAAGTGAATTTCCCACCGAAATAATTGAATTCTATCAGTTTGTTTTTGTTCCCGGACATTTAAGAATTTTTAGAAGTGATCGATCGTTTAAGTTCTTGCTGAAATTTTCCAATATCATCGCTGAAAATGATATGACTAATCAAGTTTCCTGATAGGTCACGCTCTCTTTGATATATCAAAAAAGAAAAACTGTCTTTTAAAATGTCATTATTTTGAATTCTGACATTGATTTCAAATGTTAACGGAACTTGTAATTTACTTTCCGTAAAAACTTTATTTATGGCTTGACTGATTTTGTCTAAACTTAAATCTCTCATAATAAAAAATCTTCAGGTTTATCAATACGTTCAAACTCAATTACCCAAACCCACGGATTTTTATTCCAAGAGCCATCCCCGTTAATATCTTCCCACAAAGAACAAAATGAAGCGACTGGTGCTGAATGTGTTTCTTTACCATAATTCCATCCGTAGGCCGAAAAGCTGTAAAAGTTTTTACCCGGCAAGTAATTTTGATAAATCATTATATTTTCATCTAAACAATATTTTTCTTTTTCTATTCCTTCGGCAATTGCGTCATTATCTGATATTTCATTTAATCGTTCAATCCTAATAGACTTCACTTTTAGAAAAATTCTACAGGCTTCTTTTGGCATATGAATTGAAGGTTTGAATTTTAAGTTCCAACCTTTATCTACACTTGCTTTATAATAGAATGTACCTTTTAAGGCATCGGCTGTATTCTTGTAAAAAGTTTCACGAACCCAAATAATATCTCCTTTTTCATATGGAGGAATTGGATAGTAACCTTGCGTAACCTCTGAATTTCTAAAAATGAACATTCCATCATCCGAAAAGTCTGGATTCTGAATCCAATTGTCCGGTTCGTCATTTATCACTATACCTTTTGTTCGTCTGGTCTGAGTTTTCGTGCCGTCTAAAATCGCCTGAACCATCGGCGTTGAAAAAAGCATTGGTTTAAAAATATTTTTCATAATTCAAAATTTAACCTGTTTTTTTAAGTGATTTGTCTTTAAAATGTTGCCTCTCGTGAGGTATGAAAATTTGCTTTTTTTCGACCAAATTTTCAAGGTATTCTGTTGTTGTACTTCGGTCTATATAAAATGGACCAATTAGTTTTTGCGATGCGTAAGTGTAAAAAATCTGATTGTATCGCAAATGTCGTGGAGTGTATCGTAAATCGTCAAGAGAAGCTTCGCGCAGCACTAAGTCAAAAATATATTCATTAGTAATCACATTCGGAAAAGGCGTTATTATACCAATTAAACCAAACGCCATTTGATGATAAATATCTACAAAGTCAGATTCTTCATAAAAATATCGACTACACATAAATTCTTTTGTGTACTGGTCTAAAATGAAAACATGTGTACAATCTTTGACTTTTTGAACTGCGTTCATGTTTTCTAGATCACCTGTAAATAAATCGTATTTTGTGGCTCTGCGTAATGCTGTGCGGGCTTCTAATAAAATCATACTAAACTGTTTTAAGTTCGTGTAATCTTTGTCTTGACCTTTGTCCAATAAAAACTTGCTTATTAAAATTTAAATCTCCATCCGCCTTAACCCATAGAAAGGTTAACAATGCACGGTATATATCGTCTATATTTTTACAGTTCCGAAAGATCGTTTCAATGTCTTCGTAAGTGTACATTTGTCCTAATCTTCAATTACAACTTCAGCAGAGGGCTGAAGCGTAATCGTTTTGCAATTGTCCAAAACGATAATTAAACCTCCTTTGTAATGCTCTGGTAGTGTTTCGCTCTCTGGAACTGGTATAATGTCAAACACCTGTCGGTATTTTTTTTGATTTAAATCCCATTTAAAGTGATCCCCTTTTTTTAATTCTGATACTTTTTTTGTTGTCATGGCTTTATTATTAAGTGTTAAAAATTTCATCTTCATTTTTATATTCTGTAACTTCCTTATGTTCTATTGGTTCAGAAACCTCAATTGTTTTTATAAAGAATACCTCTTCGGTTTTTCCTTGAATTTTTTGAACAATTCGACCACCTGAGTTATGTAAATCTTTCGGGTTAAAAATGTATTTGTTCAATTGACAATAAGCTTTCATTGCTTTTTTGAATTTATTACTGGTCCATTTATGAAGCTTGGTTGCTTTTAAAAATTCATCAAACGCATGCTCTTTTGAAAAATAATTATCTAAGTGTTTCAAAGGTCCTTCTTCCAAAGTTCCTGGATTAGTTTCTCGAACGGCAAAGAAAGCTTCCGCCCAGCCTTCAAAAGCATCGCCCATTTCGGCACGTAAACTTCTTTTTGTCACGTTATCCATTGGCGGATTAATTTTTGCAGGATGCGACAAATAAAATTGGATGCATTGTGCGCAAAAATTCAAGAAATCATTCCAATCCGCTTCAGTAAAATCTCGGAACAAATTTCGACCTCCAAAATCATCTGAAATATTCCGAGCTTGTTTGTATTCTCCATCCTTATTTTCATGATAGTAATCTGAAAACGAACTAAAAAGTAAACGCCTTGCTGTCGATGGTCCATCATCCTTAATTGTAAAGTTTGAAGTGATTACAAACTTTGGTGATTTCGAAAACGGAATCTCATACGGCTGGCCATTTTTTGGATTTACTTTTAAGGAACCTGTAATTTCGGAGTAGAAAAATCCAAAATCCAAATACTGATTGGCATCGTCAATAAATATGTAATCCGTATCTTCAGTTACACCATGATAGATAAAATCATTTTGCGTTACTTTTGGGTCACGTCCTTTGATGTAAAATCTTCGTTTCAAAATGTGATTCAAGTTTCCAAATGCTACCGATTTTCCTGAACCACCATGGCTTTCCCCTGTTTCTGATATTTTATTATCCATGACGAACAAACACCAGGGCTTTGAATCATCTTTGTATGTGTGAAGCAAATAACCAATGGAATAAATTTTATTTATCAAATGCACTTTCTGTTCATAGCGTTCATCATCTGAAAGTCTTTCACCAGCAATATTGAACTTGTTTTCTTTGAAATACTTTTCTGCATCTGGTTCCGGTTTCCCTTCAAAAGAATCTTCTAATTCACTTTTCCAATGTACACGAGAAGCATTGATTAAGAAGTTGAAATACATATTATCCTTTTTCAAAACTTCTATTTCAAAATCACCTTCAGGATCAGTTGTTATTTTAAACTGTGGTTCTTGAACTTTTACATTAAAATCGATCACTTTATCTTCCCAAACGAACTTGTCAATTTCACCTTGTCTGTATTCGATAATTTCTTTACCAGTAATCTTCCAAACTTTTTTGGAGAAGAATAAATATTGAGTTTCACGATCTGCATTTGTAAAGTCAATAGTTACTTTAGGTAATTTTGATAAAGACCTTTCTCCCAATTGGTTACTCTTGTATATGTAATCTCTTAAATCAGGTGATTGCTGTCTTTGTTCTAAAAAAGTATGAATGTAATTTTCAATTTCGTAGGGATGTAAAACCTTTACAATCGAACCTTCTTTTTTGATGTAGATAAAACCTTCCTTTAGATTTTTATCTTCATAACGTCCAAACCCCATATGCGCTAAAAAGTGGTACAGACGCGTATTTGATAGGTTGTAATTCATTTTTTTGTTATGGAAATATTCCGTCCAAAATTGAAAAGGCAATGCATTAGAAACTAATTTATCAAACGAGTTAGTAAAAGCGTTGGCATCATCAGGTTTGTAAAATTTATCTACATAATCCTTAAAATCCTTGCAAGGATTTGCGCGTTTATCTCGGCATTCTTTTAATTTTTCTGGCAACCAAAGTAATTTGATGTCCAGAAACTTTAAGCCCATTGCAATGGCTTGCTTGATGCCGGTATTGTCTAAATCGGCTACGTAGTACACATCTTTTGCCCATACTTTTAATTGTTTCATCTCTTCCCAATCCAAATGCTCACTCTCAGAGTTGAACCAAATTGGAAATCTACCGAATGACCGTAGGTTAATACCATCAGACCCACCACTAACAACAAATACAGCATCCACTTTATAATCTTTAGCTTTTTTGGAAGATTCTTCATCACCGTCGTCTTCATAGTAATCTGCTTCGTATTGTGCTTTCAGTTTTTTATATTCTTCTTCAATTAAATTCATCCCAAAAACATGACGCTTCGGTTTGGCGCCAGTGTAACGGAAACGGTGTGCTTTTTCAAATGAATTAGGTTGGTAAATTTTTTGCCAGGAATCAAAATCAAAAACAAAAATTGGAAACTCTTCAGTAGAAGTGATCACAATAGCTTCGTTTTCCTTACAATGCGTATAAGACGCACACGATTTTAAATTAAATTCTTTACAGATTTTTTCATTAACTCGTGGACCAAGCATAGCCAATTCTTTATCTGTGAAATCTTTGTATACAAAATTGAAAGTGTTTGGAGTTTCATCTGTTTTTAAAGAACGTTTTTCTATAATTGGTTTTACAACTTCCAAGTCAGCGCCTTGTATATGATATCGCGCTCCTAATATTGCGCAAGCTTCACCATAACTTTTATTTTCTTCTATCATGCAAACCATAATACCGTTTCGAGGAACTTGATCACCTCCAAAATCGGTCACAACCCAAACACCATTTTCCAATTGTTTTAATGAAGCTGATGCTGTTTTCTCTGATTCTCGAAGTTTGAACTGTCGTGAAGTTTTGGTAATAACTTTATGCGCATTTGGATAGTAAGCCAATATGATATCGAGCCCTCCGTTAGTTTTTTCAAAAATATCGGTGTCTTTTACGTAACTCATGATGTTAAACTTCTTTTTGGCTTAATATTTCGGCATCTACCACGTCAATTTCAAGAAGTTTAGATTTGTTTACACGGTCAAAGCATTCATTGTGATATTTCATTCCTTCTGTATATTCCTCTGGAGACATCCCGTATAATGGCTTTTGTTGTTCTTCATAGCATAGGCTTGAATCTGCGTGATTTGAAAGCATATTTTGGAAAAAAACTAATTCCGATTTCAGTGAAACTACAGCTCTATCAATTTCCGCTTCGGTAAAAAATCCAGATCTTTCAATATTTTCGATTTGCTCTTCGAGCAGATCTATTTTCGATTGTACATTTTCGTTTGACATATCTTGGTTTGTTATGGTTTATTAAAATAAGCCACCCACGTGGAGTGGCTTTAGCGTGTTGTGCACACACAGAATGATAAGAACGTACATCAGTGTTACCACTGAATAAGGTTTAGTGAAATGGCAATTATTACAATCTCTTGTTTCGTTTGCACATTCAGCTTTTGATATAAATGTTTTTTTGCTTTATGAAAAGAACCCATTGGGAGGGATAATTTATCCGCTATCGCTTCATTTGTAGCATCTGTACAGAGAAGTTTTATTAATGGAATTTCTGGAGCTTTTAATCTTTTATTATTATACTTTGGAAGTTTACAGAGTATTCCTTCATTAGCGCATTGTCCACGCTCAGGGCACTCCCAGTATTCACCTTCTTGAAGATTTCCGTCAACTATGTCACCTTCAAAATCTAATCCACCAAAACGGCATTTTACAAACTCTTCAATCCTTTTGAATTGTGATTCTGGGTGAATTTTGAGCAACAAATTTTTTACTTCGGGATCTGCATTGATTGCATCTTCTAAAAGAGCAAGAGTATCATGTGATACATCTGAAAAAGGAAGTAGTTTGCCATTATTCAAAACTTTCACTTCATCATTCATTACTAAAAATTCTGTAGCCTGGCATATCATACCGGGGAAAACTCTGTTGGTTTGTACCTGTGTTGTCATGGAATTTGTTTAAGCGATTTTATTGAGATTATTTTTCAATTTTTCTAAAGCACTCTTATTCTCCAATGCCACTTCGACCATAGCATTAAGAATATCAAGTCTTTTAGAAGCTTTTCTTTTTACATTATATATCATTGGTTTGGTTACGTTTAATTCCTTTGGTAAGATATTTATGATAGCTTCCACGTAATTTTCTGGCAAATACTCATCAATGATTTTGTATGCTTTGTCGATGTGCAACTGCACATCTTTTGAGTTGGTATTATTTAGTACTGTTTGCATATCTTTGTAATTATTTAGTCAAATTTAGTAAAAAAATATACCTGAAGTGTATTTATGGCGATAAAAAATAAACTCCAAGTCTAATTTATATCAATTATAAATAATATGTACTACGAAAAGCTAGCGGATTACTTTAAAAGTAAAGGGCTAAAACAGAAAGAAATAGCCAAAATATTAGGCATAAGTGAACAAATGACGGGAAGATATTTAAAGGGGAAGGACAACATGAGTTCAGACTTAATACAACTTATAGTCCAAAAGTTTCCAGAAATAAACCTACAGTATATTTTTTCAAATTCCGAAGATGATATTACATGTCTTGCTGAACCTGAAATTGAAGCCTACTTTAATGTAGATTTAGAATTAAAAAAAATTGAAGAAAAAATAGTCCTGATTCGAACCCATTTGGCGCGAAAAGGACAAGATGAAAAATAA